ACTTTTTAAATCCATACCAACAGGATAAATTTTATCTACAGTCAAAAGCAAACGAACAAATATTTAAAAACTTCAAAATAAAAATAGATGTGTTTGGAGACAGTCGCATTTCTTCCGGAGATGTTATTAAATTAGTTTTTCCGGAACTCACTCCGCCGGAAGGAAGTCGTGGCCCAGAAGAAGATAAACATTACAGCGGAAACTGGTTGATTGTGGCAATCAAACATACATTCCTCAAGAGAGGATACAATATGACTATGGAACTAGTCAAAGACGGTTCTGGAGTCAGTTATGGATAGTTTGGTTAATGCGGGCCTGATCTGGTGGCAGGGTATCGTTCAAGATATTGATGACCCAGAAAAGATTGGCCGAGTCAAGGTAAGGATATTTGGATATCACACAGAAGAAGTAGATATCGATTTATTGCCTTGGGCATCACCAATCATGCCAATCACTTCCGCAAGCATTGGTGGTCTTGGAACATCTCCGACTGGGGTAGTGACTGGTGCATGGGTTGTCGGATTCTTTCGCGACGGAGAATCTGCAGAAGATCCAATTATCTTTGGTACAGTGCCCGGCAAACCTCAAACTAAAATTAATACAGAGAATGCTTTTTCTGATCCATCTGGTTTATACCCCACAGAGAATAAAGATTCTCTGTTACCCAATGGAAGTGTTTTGGGCGAATCTGATGTCAATAGACTTGCGACTGGAGACAATACTTCGGAGACAATTGTACAGGGAAAGAAAGATTCCATAGACTCAAAGTCAGGAGAACCATCCACTCCATATGCAGCAGAATATCCACACAATAATGTAATCAGCACAAAATCGGGCCATCATGTGGAATTCGATGATACGCCTGGCGCAGAAAGAATACACATCTATCATAAATCCGGAACATTCATAGAAATTCACCCAGACGGTACTACAGTCAAAAAGTCAAAAAGCGACGATTACGAGATAGTAGAGGGAGATAAGACAGTCCATATTACAGGAAATTATAAGATGATAGTAGATGGAAAAATTTCTGTTGAGGGAGGTTCGTCTGCGGAGTATAAATATGGTGGAACACATAGAGTTAATTCGGGAGGGAATACAACTATTCAAGCTCCCAAGATAGATTTAAATCCGTAAAATATCATGGCATATTCAAATTCAAATACATCAGTAGACAATAAAGTTGGTATACTTGGTGGAGATCAGTATCTAGATATTGATTTGTCCTTCAAAAGAAATCCTATCACTAATGATGTAATGATGAAGAAAAATGTAAACGCGATCAACCAAGCATTGAGGAATCTTCTCCTAACAAATAAATTTGAAAGACAATTCACGCCCGCGTTTGGTGGAGATATATACAATTCTTTATTCGAACCACAAGATGAATTTACCAGAAGAGACTTAGAAGATAGAATTACAAGATCTATTACCAATTACGAAAGAAGAGTTAAAATTGTAAATGTTTCGGTAGAGTATCCAGAACTTTATCCAAATTCAGCAAAAATACAAGTAGTTTATGTACTGATTGCAACCGATGAAGAGGTTACAACTACATTTACTATAGAGAGAGTAAGATAATGGCAAGAACTATTCAAATATCAGACCTAGACTTTAAGGATATCAAGAAAAATATCATAACGTATATGAAGAATGATCCGACTTTTGTCGATTATGATTTCGAGGCCTCTGGTCTGAATACTCTGATGGATATTCTATCGTACAATACTCACTATACTTCATACTATCTGAACATGGTTGCAAACGAAATGTTCTTAGATACCGCAAGACTCAGAGAGAATGTGGTGTCGCGAGCGAAGATGTTGGGATATGAATCTAGATCTAATATCGCTCCTAAAACGGTAGTTTCATTAGTGATAGAAAAGACGGGCCCACTGGAGAGTGAGAGTTCTACAGTGCTTGTTAACAACGAATTTAAATTCTCCGCGACACTTGACGGAGTTTCCTATAACTTCTCACCAGAAATACCAAGATCTGCGCCGATACTGTCTTCTAATGTCGATGATGATGGCGTGACGGTCACTACAAGATATTTCTTGGGGGATTTGGTGTTGGTTCAAGGCGATCCAGTGACAGAATTTTTTGTTGTAGATACAACTAATCCCAATCAGCGGTTTATCCTATCTAATGCCAATGCGGATACGACTTCAATCAGCGTCACAGTGAGAGAAGACTTAACTACAGATGATTTTACTGAATTTAAACGACCAACTGACACGATGGACTTAACCGATGTATCAACTTCTTTCTTTGTTCAAGAAGTCGAAAGTGGATTGTATGAAGTTTTCTTCGGAGATGGTGTGTTGGGAACTGCGGTAGAGAGTGGAAACTTAATAACTGTCGAATATCTTACAACAGATGGAGCAGCATCAAACGGAATCGCAAAAATTAATTCTAATAATACTAATTCCGACTTTAAGATCACAGAAATTAAAACAGTAAATAAAGTCTTTGGAGGATCTAACAAAGAAACTACGGATTCTATTAAGTTCTATGCACCAAGAACATTCGAAGGCCAGAATAGAGCAGTCACCGTAAGAGATTATAAGACAATCATTCCTAAAATATACACACAGGCATCTTCTGTGAATGTTTGGGGCGGAGAAGATAACGAACCGCCACAATTTGGAAGAGTGTTTATATCGATCAAACCAAATGACGGAAGTTTTTTAACTAATTTTGAAAAAACCTCTATTCAAAATAAACTCAAGACTGATTATTCTATTTTAACAATTCTCCCAGAGATTATCGATCCAAATTTCACAAAACTCATAGTCACTACCAATGTTAAATATGATAATGAGGCTACTATCTTGGGCGAAGATGAATTAAAAACAATAGTTTTAAATACAATTAACAATTTCAGCGATACGTTTATGAACGAATTCGATAACTACTTTAGATACTCTAACTTTGTCAGTTCTATTGATAATTCAAATGATGCGATAACAAATAATACGACTACGGTGGATCTTCAGATTGAGAAAAAGATAACATTAAATGCCAGATCTCAATATGTTTATCAATTTAATAATGAAATATCTCCGATGTCAATATCTTCTACAGGATTCAAGATAATGAATTCTAATAATCTATTGTATATTGAAGATGCAAATCAAAAAGATCTGAAATTTTATTATATGGATAGTAATGGAAAGAAAGTTTATGTGACTAATGTTTCTGGCACAATAGATCACAAAAAAGGAACAGTAACTCTTAATGATCTTACTATAACAGAATTAGAAAATAATGCAAGTCTTTTAAAAATAAAAATAACACCAAAAGATCAGGATATATTCCCCAGAAGAAATCAAATTCTAGTTATAGATCCACAAGAAGTAACAATAAACATGATGGCTGATACCGACGATTATAATAATAATTACGATATCACTACTCAAAGTGTTAGTATTATCAGAAGATAGGTAAATGTCAAGTCCAAATTTAAAGAATATTGCTTCTATCGTTAAGGAGTCGTTGCCCTTTCATATCCGCGAAGGGGATTATGATAACTTTGTTCGGTTTATAGAATTATATTACGAATGGTTATCTGAAGATGGAAATCCTTTGGATGTGATGTCAGAGATTACCGACTACGGAGATCTTGATAAAACATTAGATATATTCGTAAATCAATTCAAATCAGAAATTGGTGCGGTCTTTCCGTCCGTAACAAGAATACGAGATAAGAATACAAGCACAAAACTATTATCCGCATTATTCAACGCAACGGCCCAGTCTAATTCTGAGAACGAAACATTCGTCCAAGATACCTTTATGGGGAATGGAATTGTATCAGAATTCTTGATGTCTTTCAAAGATCCATCGTATTACATTGGAAGAGACATATCTCCATATGTTGCTGATCTGAAAGTCTACACTAACCCAGCAAATCCATTTTCTGGTGTCCCTGTGGCAGATGCAAGTCTATTGTCATTTCCCGATGACTACACAGAATTGACAGAAGGAACTGATTATTTTCTAAGTGATGATAAATTATTCTTTGGTCAAGAGAATAATATTCTTGCTCCTCTCAATGGGGTTTCTATTGTAGTCGTATTTCGGTTAAGAACTAATCCGACTTCATCACCAGATAAGAATATCGAAGAGGAACAGAAGAAACGATTTACAGATCAAAATCATTTTCTTAAACTCCTTAAAGATTTTTATGAATCTAAAGGATCTCAGAAATCACTGAAGTTTCTTTTCAGAGCTTTTCTTAACGAAGATATCGATGTCTATTATCCAAAAGAAAATATCTTCAAGGCTAGTAATAATAGATGGGTGGAGAATAAAAGTATTAGAACTAATCCAAATACTACTTCTGCTGCCGGTACTCCTGTCAGAATTATCGGAGAAACGAGTTCTGCAATAGGAATAATAGAATCTAACGTAACTTTTTCTCGTTCAAATTTTAATGTCAACGAATATTTCCTTGGAGATATCTCTGGAGAATTTCAAGATCAGGAAAATGTCTTCGTTGAAATGGACGATGGAAGATTAGTCAAAGAACAATTATATTCTTGCGTCACTGGATTTAATATTGTAAATCCCGGCAGTAATTATCCCAGAAATTTTAATTTAGATTTTAGTTTAGGAACAAATGGTTCGGGCTCTGGATTTAGTGCAAAAATTGATAATACTACAACTGGTGAAGTTTCTAATATCGCAATAAACAATGCGGGCGATAATTATATTACTGGTGAATTTGTAGAGTTCGTAAATGATGGTACATTCGGATCAGGAGCAATCGGAAGAATATCTCAGGTCGGTGGCGTAGAAAGAGATTTCGATATTACATGGACACAAGACACGAAAAGTGCTAGTTATCCACAATTAGTTTGGGATATATCCGACGATCCAGCCGCGGTATTCGATTCTCAAACTTCTAGAGAAATAGAAGTTTATCTGGTCAATAGAGATACAAGTTACGATGACGTTGTTTTATTGTATGACTTTGATACTGTAAAATCATCTTCGGTATTTTATGAATACAAGAATGATACTGACAGTATTCGTCACAACGCATACAGAGAAAATCCTTCTTTCGGATCTGCGGTAGGCAACTTTAGTTTATCTCTCAGGGGAGATGGGTATGTTAGAATACCAGATGCTGCAAGTTATTTCCACGACATACCCTCGTTTACAATAGATTTTTGGTATTATGGGACAGGGGGAACAGATTCTGTCGTATTCGCATTTAACGGAATAGGTCAGAATGACAACGCAGACCTTTTTGTAATGCGACATCTCGCATCCGGACAGTTTGAGATGATTGCTTCTGATGGAAGTAATGTAAGAAGAGATTATACTTCTCCCACTAATGTTCAATTGACTCAGTTAGATACTTGGAGACACGTTACAATATATTCTTCTGCAGCTGACGGGACTACCGTATATCTTGATGGAACAGAAGCAGTCGATTTCCCAGACTTGATTGTGGATATGAAAGAGGATGCGGTTCTCACTATTGGCGCAGACAATGATGACGCAGATAGCGGTAGTGATATGTCAACTGCGTTCTTTGGTTCGTTTAGAATAACCAAAGGACAGAGATTTACCGAATATCAAAATCAAACAAGCGGACTGATTCAAATATTTGGCTGGGAGTTAGACCCGATACAGGTCGCAAGAAGATTATCTGATTACCAATTTTCTATAAGTTCTATTAATAACACAATATCGTTTATGGATTATGACAGTAATGGAGACTTGGTTCCTACTGCAATACCAGACTGGCAATCCTTACAACTTAAATTCAAGAATATTGGCAAGGGCCCAATTCAAAAAATTGATATTGTGACCGGAGGATCTGGATACGCAAGAAATCCTTATGCGTACATCTCCGACGAATCGAATGGTTACATCTCAGGCGGATCTGGCGCATCAGTATCTGTTACGGGTTCTGATATTGGAGGAATAGAGGGAATAACCATTCGACAACAAACGTCAGACCCCTCTCAGGACGGTTTTGGTGTTGGGTATACAACTGCACCAACTTTAGATTTAACTGCGATAGGAGACGGTACAGCACAAGTAGATGTAGTTACTGGCCCGTTATGTGTTCGGGAAGGCGCATTTGTAGATGACCAGAGTTTCGCGTCTTCTGATAACAGAATTCACGACGGATATCTCTGGCAAGACTATTCGTATGTTGTAAGAGTCAATAGAGTTATTGATGAGTGGAGAGAACTCATTAAGAGAGTTATTCACCCTGCCGGAATGATGGTCTTTGGAGAAGTTACACTCACTACCAAGATTGAAGGAAAGAGACTCAAGCAAGCAATTCTCTATTTATTCTACGAAATTATCAAGAACGTCGATGTTACGATGAAGAATATGGACGGACTTGGAAAATGGACTGGAGGAACCACACTAGACGGTTCTGGGAATGTTGTCAACAAACAAACTCCAATTAACTCGCAGGATTTAATGTCTTCTGGCCTTATATTAGAATATAACAATCGTCAAAACAGTTTAAGTTCTCTTAGTGGAGTTTCCGATGATACACCAGTAGGAGCAACAGTAGATAAAGGAGAAGGAAGATATGCTTTACTAGAAACCCCTTCTATTATTACTCCCAGTGCAGATTCTCAAGAAATATTCGACTCATGGAACAGATTTTCTCACGATGCCTCTGGAGTATTTCCTGCCAACTCTTCAGAGATGAATGCGTTTGTTTATGACAATTCTACAAATTCTATAGTATGTACAGTAAATAGTTCTACTTATATTGGGTTTTATTCGCCGCAAAAATATACCACATATAATCTATCTTTGACTTTATCATCTAACAATGCCGACGATGATTTATTATCAGTAGTTCTTGCAGCCGAGACTGATTCTCAAGGAAATGAACATACAATATCATTGACAAGATCTAGGGGAGGCGTGGGCGCAAGAGATTATGCGATTATTTACAACTTATTACAATCAAACGAACAAACCTTATTTGATGGAAATGCCTTGGCCCCAGACCCTACTGCCGGCGGAAGTTCTGATAACGATGGATGGACTGGATCTTCTGGTCAAGTGTATACAAGAGTTAATATTATAAGAAGCGGCAATACTTTTACTGGTTCTGTTTCTCAGTACTCAACTACAATCCCCACAGACAGCGATTTAGATCCAACAACTGCATTTTCATTTAATTTAGAAGATCATCCTTTTCTATCTCTTTTCGCGGTGGAAGATAGCATAGGACATCCATATGGAATAGGTTGTTGGAGTCAAAATTCTTCAACTTGGTCTGATATTTCTTTTACAACAGATTCTAATAATTTGATACCATCAACATATGGGGCGATAGACAAGATTGCAATAAATCATCATGATAGGTTTTCTAAAAGCCACAAACACTATTACGAAAGTGGTATTATAGGCAATTTTTTCACATTATATAATGTATCGGAACAAATAATAACCGGAGATGAAAATAGAGTCACAAGATCATTCGCAAAGTTTGAAGTTACGAGTGCCGCGTCTACTGCAGATTATATTTTACTTGGAGTAAATTTATTAACCTCACACGGATCTCTAGAAAATGATACAGGAGCTCCGGGCAATGTAGTAGAATTTAGGTGGGATAAAGTTTCTAGGGGTAATGTTAACAGAATAAATACTAATTGGGTAGGTTCTATAAGAGATGGAGCAGATCCCAGAGATGAGAAATTTATTGTAAATATCATCACTAGACAACAAGAGATACCAAGTCTAGGAACATCTTACAGAAGTTTAGAAAGATTTAAGTTCTTCTTTGATACTACATTCTCATTTGATGATTTGATAAGGTATCGGTTTAGCCCACAAGAAGAAGCTTTAGATTCTCCATATCTTGCGTACTATGGATATACTGGTGCGTTTAGAAATACTTCAATGGCAGGAAATCAAGTAACTTTGGTTCGGAAAGAAGATGGGACAAATGTTTGGGGCGTTGTTCCAGTATTTTCACAAAATAATTTTGTAGGTATTACTGACGGGACAGACCATGACTGGCCCAATACATCAATAAAAGAAGTAGAAGATTTATTTGAGAGAAATTATCATGCAGTTTTAGATTCTAGAGTTATATTAAAACCAAAGTATTTGGTTATTACTGACGAAAATCCAGAAACTGATGGATTGAGAGTTGCCGGGATGACAAATCTTTCGATAGAAAGATCTAAGTTCAGAGAAACTCCACAGATATTAGATAATAATTTTGAGACTGTAAAATTAACAGATATAGACTCAAAATATTTGGAAAAGACAAACTTTGCACATGAGTCAATTCTAAGCGTTTACGACACTGGAAATGTCCCGACAACACTAGAAGAATTAGAATCATTAACGCAAATCATAGATTAAAAAAAGTTTTATAAATATAGGATTAGACAATTTTTAGAGGATAATGAGCAATGGCGGCAATCATCACAAATCGACTCAGAATATTTAATGCACAACAGTTCATTGAATCCCTGTCAGAACAAACTCCACTATGGGAAGGCGGCGTATCTTACTCCGAAGGCGATGTAGTTTTATTTCAATCGAACCTTTATATCGCAGTAGAAGCCGGAACTTCAGAAGCAAGTTTACCCCCCACGCATACTACCGGAGTTTCTGCTGGTGGTTCAGTTTTGCGTTGGGCATTCTACAACGTATCACTTTACAACAACCTTTATCTTGGGATTGGAAAAAATACTGCATGGGCAGATGACTCAAACCCCCCAACTCCCTCAGACTCAGTAAAAGAACACTACACAGTCAAAAACGATCTGATAGCAATGAAGAAGGTAGGTGATGATACCATTACTCTTGCGTTACCAAGAATCGATTGGGAAACTGGTAGTGTTTACACGATGTATGACGATCAAGATCCAGAAGAAATCATTCCGAATGGATATGTTCTTACTGAAGGCAACAACCAGTTCAATGTTTATAAGTGCATCAATAATTCTAAATGGACAGATACTTCTGTCGGTGTTGCACCTGTAGCATCTACGGTAAAACCGACAGGGACTTCTACCACAGAGCTTCTAGAAACTGGTGATGGATATGTATGGAAATATATGTACTCAGTTCAATTAGATAGGGCTCTCAAGTTCTTAACTAAAGATTATTTCCCTGTCAAATATCTGACAGCAGAACCTTCCGACACCACATCTGCAGATTATACACAATACCAAGTTCAACAGACCGCAAAATCTACCTCCGGTGCGATTGATTTTGTTAAAATTGTAGACGATGGAGATGGTTCTGGTCATGCCGGAGGAAGAGGTTATCTTCAAAATCTTAATCACTCAGGAGTTACTATTGGAGAATCTACTACAAGTTTTTCATTCACTCCGACAGCGAGCGACATGATTCAGAGAGCAACAGATGCTGGAAATGGTGGTTATGATGATTATGCATTGGTGTTTATCTCAGGTAGTACATCATATCAACAATCCATCTCTTCATTCTCGTTTAGTGCTGGTCAGGTCGATATAACTCTGGACGGAGTATTTCCTGGCCTAACCGGATCACAATCCGGTGATATTATTATCGCGCCAGAAGTTCAACTCTCAGGAGATGGGACTGGTGCAACAGCATATGGATTGACTCAGGGTGACGAAATTGCTAAAGTAGTTATCAGCAACCGTGGAAGTGGTTATACATTTGCGGATGCAACAGTTCTTCCAGCACTTTCTGGTGGGACAGAATGTCAAGTCAGAGCGATAATGTCTCCCGGCGATGGTCATGGTTGTAACCCAGTAGAAGAATTGGGTGGTTATTATGCAATGGTTGCCCTTAAACTTGAATATGATGAACAAGATACAAGAGGTGGAAACACCGAATCTGTTTTCCCCGTAGTATCGGACTCTTTGAGTGGATTTGATCCAGTATTCAGACAAATCGTAATATTATCAGACCCAGTAGATACTTCTACGACTAAAATTGCTTATAATACAACTTATCGAGGGCCCTCTCATCCAGAATACGATGACGGAAACTCAGAGTTCAACGTAACCGCTGGAACTGGTAAAGTTCTTTATATAGAAAACAGACAACCTGTTTCAAGAGCAGTAGACCAAATCGAAGATATTAAAGTAGTATTCGAATTTTAAAAAAAATTAATTGATAGAGAAAGAGTATGGCATCCAATTTTAATGTAACTCCATATTATGATGACTATGACGTAAATAGTGGATATCTCAAAATACTGTTCAAGCCAGGCAACTCTGTTCAAGCAAGAGAACTGACACAGATCCAATCTATCTTGCAACAACAGATTGCGAATGTATCAGACCACTTCTTCAAAGAAGGTGCGATGATCATCCCCGGCCAGTCAGCGATTGACACAGATATTTCCTTTTTAAAGATAGAAAATCAAGGAAATTCAGTTACATACAACTCTGCTGCGGATTTTGTTGGTAGAATAGTTGTTGGTTCTACTACAGGAATCAGAGCATTAGTAGTACACGCAGAAAATACAACTGGATCTACTGACGCAGATGATCCCGATACTCTTTATGTAAAATTTATCAGTGGTGCTGATATATCGGATTACTCTTCTGTAGATTTTGTTGAAGGAGACAGTATCTCTTTCTTGGAAGAAGAAGTCCTTACAACAGAGTCAGTCTCTTCTATGAGTGACTTTGCATGTCAAATTAAACCCGCTTCTGATACACCAACAGGTAAAGGTTCTATTGCATTCATAGAATCCGGTGTATATTATCTACAGAAACACTTGGTCATGGTCAATGACCAAAAGATAGTCCTAGACAAATACTCAAATAAGCCATCTTACAAGATTGGTCTACAAGTCAATGAGGCATTTGTCAACAGTAATATGGACAATACTCTTCTAGACAACGCACAGGGAACGACGAACTTTAACTCGCCTGGCGCTGATAGATATCGAATTTCTCTTGTATTTTCTAAGAGATCTATTGATGAAGTAGATACAAGTAACTTCATCGAACTCATTAGTGTTAGAAATGGTGTTGTCGAGTCTCATGTAAGAACTACTGAATATTCTGTTCTTGAAGAAACTCTTGCGAGAAGAACTTTTGACGAATCTGGTGATTATACAGTAAGACCATACGAAATAGATATCAGAGAACTTTTGAATGAAAATGAAAATCGTGGAGTCTCTACTCTGGCTGACTTTGAGTTTTCTAATGAAGTAGACGCAAAGGCAATGGCAAGAACTCGTTTCTTTGATGAACCAGATATGATTGACCTTGCAACCGGAAACGGGCAAGCGCACACTGCAACCCCAAATGACAGAACGAAATATCCAGAACAAAACTTAGATGCGACTGGAACGAAATTCTATCCCGGCAAGACTCATGACAGTCTCGTTTCTGCTTTGAGAAACAGGCTTGCGATTGGAATTGAGCCCGGCAAGTCATATGTCAGAGGATACGAATTAGAAACTCTGGTAACTCAGTTTGTAGACTACAAGAAATCCAGAGATCATATACAAAAGAATAATGAATATCTTACAACAAAATTAGGTAATTTTGTTTACCTTACAGATGTTATGGGTCTTCCTATTCCAAATCAAACGGTCGATTTATTAAACATCAATGTTGTTGGAAATGATCATGTAAAGATTGGAGACAATCCTCAATTCAATGCAGGAGACGGTTCTAATAGCCAAGGTAAGTCTACATACGACAAGAATCAAATAACTGCAGATTTTTCCACATGGTCTTCTAACAACCCCATCGGCGCAGATGTTATCGGTACTGCTAAAATCCGTTATGTCGAACATTTCGCACACGATCAAAATTTAGATTTTTCTTCAGCTAACTTTGCTCCAACTAATTCAGATACAGACAGTGCAATTTATAAAGTGTATCTGTATGATATTAGAATGGAGATCAATCCAAGAACAAATAGAGAATACTTACTCAACGATCTGAGGTCTATAGAATCGCAGTCAGTCGCCGGAGCATTTAATCTGTTCAATGGTAATGTTCTCGTAGAATACACCCTTGTAGACCAACTAGCGTCCTTCAGCAACAAGAATATCATCTACTCCGAGTATCAGGACTCAAATGTTAGAGGTGTGGTATATTTCAGCACATCAAATAAGATTTTGGTTAAGACACTTGGATCCGGAAACCCTTCTTCGGTTGGTGTCGGAGAATTAAATCCAAGACTCTTTGAAAGTAACGAAGTTGTAAGAGAAGTTGAATTTGATTCATCTCCAGAGAATGCGTTTTCCGGCTCTACAAATCATGATGTAGGAATTACTGCAAATAACGCGAGAGTTGTTTCTCGTAATGTTATATTCGATACTTCGGGTTCTAGTGTTGTAGACACTGGTTCTAAATTTGTAAAGACTATTCGATTCGTTGATGACGATAGCGGAAACAGTAGTGTAGATACTTCATATACCGTTCAGATGAAATTTGAAAATATTTCACAGGCATACGGTGGTGCTGGAAGTCAGGTAGAGCTGACATTGGGAACGAACTCAAATCAAGTATTTGGTTCTTTCAACGAGAAGTACTACTTTGCATATACCCCCACATCAGGAAGCGGTGTTCCTGTAGTACATCAATTAACTTCTAGTAACGTAGCTCTTTCTACTGACGCAAACAACAGAGTAACGACTGCATTAATCACTTTAGAATCTTTGCCTGCAGGGAATAATGTAATTGTATATGCTCCAGTAATTAAAACAAACGCCGCAGAAAAAACTAAAACTCTCGTACAAGATCAAGTAATATTCCCATATGCAGGAAGAAAAACAGATGGAACTTCCGTTGCAATAGAATCTTATGCATCCAATCCAACTTCCACTTGGTTCGCTGGGGATTTATATGGACTCAATAATACTGCCGGTATATTCAACTCTAGCACTACTGATGGACTAGGCAATTCTCTTGCCTTGACTTCTCTTCAATTAGAACACTCTGATATATTTGAATTGACTGCAGTATATGATACCTGTAATGTCACTAATGTTGTTTATCAGATAGACTCCGTGGGTACAAAGAAATTCTATAATGAAATGACTGCGGCAGAGTTGAAGTTTGCACTTGACGCATACCTAGAATATGAAGAGACTGGAGTTAATCCAACCGGATTTGCAGATATTCCAGTAAAACTCGTGGACATAACTGAAAGATATACTTTAGACAACGGTCAGAGAACTGGTATGTACGATCTTGGAGATATCAAGATTCAGCCCGGTCAATCTGAATGTGCCGGAAGAATTGCAATAGTATATTCTCATTTCGATCATAGTACTGGAGGTGATTATTTCTCTGCAGATTCGTATACTCACTCAACTTCTGGTGTGTTATATGACCAAATACCTTCATTTAAAGACACTAGATTATCTGACGTATTAGATTTTAGACCTCAAACAGTAGCAGCAGATTTGTTTACAGAACAATCTCTTGCAACTCCGTTGAAGTTTGGCCAAATATCAACTACTTCTAATACTCCATTAGACAATTCATATGTGATTGCGGATTATCGTCAATATCTACCAAGAAAAGATAAAGTTTATTTGAGCAAGGAGGGCGACTTCTTAATTAAGTATGGTGCTCCTTCAGTTTCTCCAAATTACCCAGAAGATCCAAATGATGGAATGGTAATATACAAACTCGCAACGGATCCATATAGTCTTGGAACAGAAAGTATCGCCAAAGAAATGTTGGATAATAAACGATACACTATGCGTGATATTGGAAACCTAGAAAAGAGAATCACCACAGTAGAATACTATACAACCCTTTCTTTGCTCGAAAAAGAAACGAAAGAAATGGATGTTCTTGACGATAATGGCCTAGACAGATTTAAGAATGGTTTTGTAGTAGAACCATTCACCGGACATACTATCGGAGATGTCTTTGATACTCAGTATAACTGTGCGATTGACGTAGTAAACAAAGAACTACGACCCGTATACTACCAGAAAAATTCTCCGATGAGTTTTAATCAATCTGAATCTACTCTTTATAGCATTAAAGACGGTATGGTTATGCTTCCATATGTTTCTGAGGTTCTTGCTGGCCAGGGTAAATCTTCTAAAACTGTTTCTGTAAATCCTTATGCGATTATGGGTTTCAAGGGTTATATTAAACTATTCCCAGAACAAGATGATTGGAAAGACACAGAAAGAGAACCAGATGATAGTTCCAGTCCAGCAGGGTCTGTGGGTGCTCCGGATTGGCCACCATTTCAGAGAGATTCCGATGACGATGATCTTGCCGATGGATCTCCAAAGGGTATTGACCCAGTAGGAACATTCTTCATCAGAGAAAGAAATGTATTCTTCCATGCTTCCGGAATGAAGCCTAAGACAAGAGTATTTGCATTTTTCGACGGAACTCCAGTATCTGAATTTTGTACGACTACAAAGACCATTAAAGTAACTGGCGTTTCCTCTGCAGACAATTTCATTCAGACATATGAGTCAGAGATTATTGATAATACTGGAGATATGACTCTGGTCAATAATCAGGGGCATGAAGTTAGAGTAGTTGGAATTCAATACGTTGATGCAACCACTCTTAATTTCTATGTCATTGACAATATCGATACAAATTCGTTTACAGCCGGTCAGGCAGTATTCTTAGTTGGCCCAAATTTCACAAACGGAATATCGCCAGGCAAGTTTGCACTAGAAACTGGTTCTAATAGTTCTACTCTGATTACCGACGAATCTGGAAATTTGAGAGGTATATTTGCACTACCGAATACAGATCAGATGAGATTCAGAACTGGCGACAAGATATTTAAATTGTCTGATCAACAATCAAGTAATGCATTTGCACAAACAGAGGCGGAAGGACTATATTCTGCAAAGACTAAGTTAGATTCTACTACTTCTACCAGACAACAGAGATATAGTTCTCAATTTGTTCAAAGTAACGGTTCAGTAAGAAATCAAATTGGCGAGGGGTCTAATCAATTCAATCCTATTGCACAAACAATAATGACAGATAAGATTGGTGGAGCTTTCCTCACATCAGTAAATATTTTCTTCTCATCGAAGGATTCTGTCATACCTGTGAGTGTAGAACTGAGAAATACAGTAGGTGGTTATCCAGGCAAGACCGTTCTTACTAGAAAGACTTTGTATCCTTCTAATGTATTGACATCTTCTAACGGAAGTCTTGCAACAAACTTCTTGTTTGATGCACCAGTTTATATAGAACAGGGTATAGAATACGCAGTGGTTGTTCTTGCGGATTCTCAGGACTACAGCGTCCATGTCGCAAGACTTGGAGAGAATTCTCTAGACGGTACTGGAACTATCAGTAAACAACCGTATAGTGGAGTGTTCTATAAGGCCGCATCAACTTCTTGGGCACCAGAACAAATGGAAGACATGAAATTTACTCTCTTCAGAGCAAAATTTGATACAAATGTTAGTTCTGCCCTATACTTCCAGAACAGTAGTACAGATAAACTTGGATTTGCTGCAAACGAAGTCAAATTGGGGCCATCTTCTATTGAGACTTTTGCAGGGCAAGATATTGTTAGATTCCATGTACACAATCATGATCTGATACCATCAACTGGTTTGAATACTCATTACTATGTCACAATTGCTGGTCTGAATTCAAACGCAAGATATGGCGGCGATGATACTACTAATGCTTGGTTGGGTTCTGAGTTAAATGGAACACATGAAGTGGTTGCAACAACATTGCACACATTCGACATACTGATGACAAATGTCAAATACATTGGAACAAATAATGTGGCTGGTGTATCAAAGGCGAACACTCTTGCGTCATCAGGAAGATTTAATCCTTCTCCGGATTCATCTGGAAAGGTAACTGCCGAGGTAAACTCTAAGTTTGATGTATTAGTTCCTATAATCCAAACTCTACAGTTACCACAAACTAATGTAACTTATGCTCTGAAAACTACTAGCGGATTATCTCAAGACGGGGATATGATAACTGGAGTTAAGGATAGCTCATGGTTTAACTTTGTTCCAAACAAAGATATATCTTTCGATACTCCACGAGCAGTATATTCTTCATACAACGAGAATAACTTCGGAACTGGTAGCAGTAACTTTGAGAAAAAATCTCTGGTTTATAAGTTGACATTAACGTCTACTCAGGATAATATATCTCCGGTTATTGATACCCAAAGAATTAGTTCTACTTTAATATCTAACGTAGTAAACTATCCTATATTCACTACAACTACAGATTCGCAAGGAAATTCTACAGATACATCTTCAAACTATGCCAATTTCATATCTGAAAGAGAATCTACTGGAGGAACTATTGAATCTAAGTATATCACAAAAGAAATACAATTAAATCAGCCCGCGACATCATTAAAGATTGTGCTCTCTATGCACAGACCACAGGATGCCGATGTTGATTTGTATTATAAGATAAAAACTAGTGATAGTCAAGAGTATAGAAAGTTAAGTTATGACTTTATTGAAAGACCGGAAGGATATGCACAATCGGCAACAGGCATAAACCAATTTACAGAATTTGATTATGATGTTAAGGGATTGACTGAATTTTCATCATTTGGAATAAAGGTGGTAATGAGAACTAAGAATTCTGCAATGCCTCCTAGACTAAAGGATTTAAGAATTATCGCTCTTGCGAACTAGTATAAATATTTATGAAAGATATTAAGGATTATTTGATAGTAAAAGAAGACAGAACTCTGAGAAGAGATCCTCATTCTGGAGCTATAATAAATTTTGATAATGGTGCGTATGTTAAGTACATAAAGAAATTGAAAAAGATTGAGACGCAAGAGAGGGAAATAGAAGGTCTTAAGACCGAATTAACAGAGATAAAGGGACTTCTGAATAAAATTTTAGAGAGCAAACAACATGGCAACATTTAATTATCCATCAACAAACAATGTATTAAGGACTGATACCTTTGATACTTGGAAGAACAAAACCAATGAGTTGAATTCGCATACTCTTTATGTGGCTTCATTATTGGGAGATTTTGCAAATCTTGATACCAACAATAAGACAGTTGTAGGTGCGTTTAACGAAATTCATAGCGAAACAGATACTAACACCGCAAACATTGGAGACGTTGCCTCTCTTAATTCTGCATTTACAAGTGCGTCTAATCTCTCTACCGCAATGAATAATTTGTACACTACTTCTACAAATTATACCAATACACAGGTTGCAAATGAAGCAGCGACAAGACTCGCAGAAGACAATACACT